ACGGTACCGGTAGGGGTGGGGGTGGCGCATGCCCCGGCCTGATTTCGCCCGGTTCTGCACCAAAGCCCTTGTTTTTATGGCTTAAATTGTACCGGTATACCTGCAAAGTATGAGGTAAGGGGGCCAAAGCCCTTGGAAATAAGGAATAAATCTAAGCAATTCTATTCTGATATTCTATAAAGCCTAAGCGCCACAGGAAAGCGCAAGAGATTGCAGCGCCACAGCGCCGGTGAATTGGCTTGCTAGTTTTCTGAGGGCGTAGCGGGGGCCGCTGCGGTGCATGTTATGCGCCACGCTATGCGCCACGATATGGCGGGGCAATGCGGGGCTATGCTCTGCGCTCTGCTACATCCCCGGCGCTCTGCAATGCTCTGCGCTGCAATGCTCTGCGCTTGTGCTATTCCTTGCCACGCTCTGCGCCGTTCCTATGGCCTAAAGCTTTGACCGGCGGTGTTACCTGCCAAAGCATTGCATCGGGCTTGTGGCGGCTTGTTTGCGGTACGTTATAGCAGAACAGCAAAAAGCCCCACCGGTTATGGCAGGGCTTTGAGGGGTTTGGTTTTTGGGGGTTTAGTTTTCTAAACCATAAACCTCAATTACCCCGCCAATAATTTCACCAAATTCATGGTGCATATCTACTTCGCCTTTCTGCAGTAATTCAGTAGCACAAAAACCAAATTGGGCGGCAATCTTAGGCAATTCATCTTTAGTGAATAGATTATAACCGCCCGCAGTCTCTGCAACGCTTGAACCGTCTTTAAACCATATCCTAAACATCCCATTGCTCCTGCTCATAATCGCTAAACCAAGCCCTTGGATCTTCGGGCAATACATAATCCGCCCAATGTTGCGGATGGTCGCAGGTTTCATTTTGCATTGGTTTGAAGTTAAAACTATTTGCTATTTTATATTGCATGGTTTGAAGCTTTGAGGCGGTTTCCAGACTGCAACTAAACCCGTCCTGCAATTGATCGATCATATCCTTTGCGGCGTTGTGCAGATCTAAAACAATTTGCAGCTCTGCGGGGTTCAATTCGGTTTTGTTTGTTGGTTTCTTTTTCATTAGGTCATTTCCTTTTCGGTTTTAAGTTAGGCCTAAGCCATAAGGCGACATAAGAGGGCGATAAGGGGGGTAGCGAAAACCGCCACCGCCCCGATGCAATCACCAATCAGATCAAACCAGCGCATCGGCTAAGTCCCAAAGCTTGCGGTTCACGTCGATCGTTTTAGGCAGGGAAGTAATTGCTTTAGACTTGCGCAGTTTCCACCCCTGCCCGGTTTCCTTGGCTCTGCTAGTAAGTGAGACAATCGAAGGGCCGCCCCTCATCACGTTTTCTTGAATACGGTTAAATACCAGCCAAGCGGTGGGTCCGTGGTCTTCGTATCGATTAGCTTGGAACATATCTCGCACCGTGCCGTGGTCAAAGTATGCGCCCGGCTTGGCTTGATCTGAAGCCATAAAGCCCCCGTATCGATTTTCTGGCATTTGTTCCCACCGCAGGGCGGCGGCATTGTAAGCAAAATCCATGGCCGATTCATTATCGACCGTGCTTTCCTGCAATGCTGCAACTCGCTGCATCATGCGGGGCAGATTGGCGGCGGTATCTTTGAGCATAGTTTCAAAGCCGTTGGCCGTTGTGTGGCTATGGCGCATTTTGCTCTGGAAGCCATTTCCCGGCCACGATTCCGTTGGAAGCAAATAAAACGGAAAACCCCGGAAAATAGTTTAAGGGCAGATTTACCATCGTGCGAATTATACAAAATGATTTCCGGGCGAGAGTCTTTGTTGTTCTCGTTTAAGGTCCCGATCAGTGCGCAAAGCTGATTGCATGCATGGCATAGGGCCGGTGCGAAGCATTGCGGGACTGGGTCTCTGCGTGGCTTGCGTAGGGGCGAAAGCCATAGTCGCCAAGGATCTGCATGGCCTTGCATTGTATTGATGAAACCATAGCGGCCAGAGGTTTCCGGGGCGGCGGTTTCTGTTAAGACCGCCGGACATGCTTCGGCAATATCTGACAATTCCATAGCGGCGGCGGTTTCTTTGCGGGTGATGATTAGGTCTAATGGCATTTGGTCGTTTCCTTATCGGTTTTAATCGCTGCAAGATTACAGCCCAACGCCCCCCGGTATTGCAGGGGGCTAAGGGCTAAAATCTAGGCGGCGTTTAGCAATTCTTGCGCCGCTGCCTCAATTGCAATGGCTTGCTTATCGGTCATGGCGCTGCGGATCATTCCAGAAACTATTCTGTCAAAAGCCCCGTGGTTGTTGTTTGCTAAATGTTGTGCCGCCATTTTCATTCCCGCTTTTTGTGATTTGGTCATTTGGTCGATCCTATTCGGTTTAATTGCTGCGAGATTGCAGCCCAATGCCCCCCGGTATGCAGGGGGCTAAGGGCTAAAATCTAAGCGGGGCGGGTGGATTGGATTACATAAAAGTCCCATTGCTTATCCGCTGGGCATGTTTTGATGTATTCAAAGGCCTCAGATTCAATATTTGTTTTGAATAAATCGTGATAAATCCAAGCCCCTTTGGGCATGTCATTTTCCAGAATGCGATATTTTTTCTTAACAACATAATTCATGGTCGGTTTCCTTCGGTTTCAAAGTTAAAGGGCAAAGCTTGCGCCCTGCCCCTTACTTAATACCGATTCCCTGTCACAGTAAAGCCATTTTATTATGCCAGTTAAAAAAGAGCGTCCTGCCAGCCAAAACCACAGGCAGAAAAAACCAATCAATTGGTACAGTTGGCCCATGCTATTCCGCCCCCTGTATTCTTTTGAGCATTTCGGCGGCGTCTAATCGAAACCAATTTTCGATCCCCTAGTGACTCACTAAAAATCAACATGGTTTGCATATTTTTATGTGATATTTTAATGATGGTTGGTCATCAAAACATGCCTCTGTGAATTCATATTCTTGAGTTCAGCTTTTCCAACACATGGCAGGCTTGTTCCTGTGTCACTTTTATATTTATCTTATTAGACATTATTCCGCCCCCCCCTACTCTGCGGCAATGCATAGCCACGCCCTGCGCTTGCTAAGTTTTGCGGATTGCAATCCCGATGCATTTGGGAAGGGCAAGGGCTTGTTTGCGCCGGGTCTACTATAAAGGGCGATGAGGAATTTTTTGTGGCGGCATTTCCTTTGATTTTTAAACCCACCAATTTTCCCATGCGCTCTTAGGTTTTTGAGGTCACTTAAGTCGCCGTCGATAATTTCCCGCCCCATGAAATAATTACCCACCGGCACAAAGCCCCGGAAAACCTACCGCCATGGGCGCATCGGTTTTCAAAGCCCTGTTAACTTGCCTTTGATATTTGGGCGCATCGGAAAACGAAAACATCAGGTCATAGTTTTCGGGAGTCTTTCCAAGCCGGTTTGCGCTTTTGCAATAATCGTAAAATTTTGAATTAGGGAAAGCTTGCGGAATTCCATACTTTTCCCAAGGTATGTCCGATATTGTATTTAGTCGGAATGCGGCAAGCTTTCCTTGCTTTGCGCAAAGCTTCTCAAATGCTGCAATTTCCTTTTTCAATTGCGCAAGAAAAGCGGCCCGGTCAAAATGCCAATAATCTGTCTTATTCTGCCTGCCTTTTGCAACGCTATTCATTTGGCCCCGCCCCGATGATTTGAGGCACAAAGTGAAACAATCGGCATTTGTGCTATTAGGGCAGATTTTAAAATCAGGCATTAATGATAATGAGGCGATGCGGTACTCTGTGCCGGTTTGTGATTTGAGAATCTTTGTATTGCCGGCGGCTGTGTTTCAATAGTTTCATTTGGTCGGTTTCCTTTTTCGGTTTTAATTGGCGGGCCTTTTTTAGTTTTTGGTCGAAGCCCGCCTTTATTAAATCCACAAGAAAACGATTCTAAAAGCATTAATTATTTTATTTTTTGAAAAAAACTCTGACCCAATTTTAAGTATTTACTAATGCACATGGGCGTATATACATGTGTGCATGTAAATGAGGTGTATAATCATTTGACGCCTGAGTAGTTTTAGAACAGAATGGAAACATTCTTAAAATGGAGTACTATAATGATTCTGACCTGCCGTAGAGGCGCAAGAGCTTGGAGAAGCTTTGCTCGATGCCTCAGACGCCTTAATTAAAACAGATACAACACAATCAGTTATACTGTTGAACGACAAAGCTATCTCGGTTCCTACTGGTGATCATATCGATGACTGGCCTACGGTGGCACATGTGAAGTAGTTTACTATATATATCAGGTACATAATCATCTGACGCCTGAGTAGTTTTAAAACTAAGAGGCTCCTTCGGGAGCCTTTTTTTAATGAAAAAACCCCCCGCCGTCTGGAGAAGGGCGAGGGGCTAGGTGGGGAGGACGTAGTAGAAACACAGGGAGGAGTGCTTCTGTAATTAGTATCATTTATATATTACCGAATGCAATAGCTAATATTCATTATTGACATCTCTTATGCCACTTAGTTAAGTTATGAGTTAGGAGGACCATGACTATGGCTAACAAGATTAAGTTTCTAAAACAGATTAAACTGCGTGATGGCAGTGAAAAGTGGGCGTTTAACCCGCCGCAATACATTAAAGAACGTCCTGCAGGTAGGGCTTTGAACAGTTTGATGCCCGGATTGATGCCGTTCATAGGTGCATGGAGATAGATTCTCTGCATCAGCGGTACTTAGCCGACAAAGATGACATTGTTTATGTGAACAGCAACACCGTACTAGGTATGCTGGGCTACTATAAGCAGACGCAGGCTTGGTCACGTTTAGCTGACAACAGTAAACGCACCTACAATCAGCTAATAAAAGGGCTTTCTGTGATCAAATTAGGGGTCTGGAAGCACTCTATTCATCGATATGTTGGCCCAAAACGTGCGTAAAGACCATGTACAGAAGCTGTACGCCTATTTGATGGACGAAGTATCGCCACACCGGGCGAGGCACACCATTAAGTTCCTAAAGCGTGTTTGGAATGTGTGTGAAGCTAACGATAAGCTGCGTGGCAACCCGTTTAAGATCATCCAACTGGACACTGACCCGATCTGTGACGTTGTATGGACAGAACGGCAGGTAACACGCTTTGTAGAGGCCTCTGACGAGCTAGGCTACTGGTCTATCGGTACACTGGCTTTGCTCTGCTACGACCTCTGTCAGCGCCCCGGAGACATGCGTCAGCTACGGTGGGACAACTTTGATGGTGAGACCTTCACTTTCATACAAGAAAAGACCAAAGCTTCTATTATTGTAGATGCAAGCCCTCGTATTATTTCCCGCATTGTACCCCGTCACAACCAAGCTGGTTCTAATGAAACTATCGTGAATTACGAGAAGACAGGCAAACCGTATGACAGGTGGAAGTACAATGAAATTGCCCAGAAGATCCGCAAACACTGCATGCTGCCTGATAAACTGAAGATTAAATTCCTTCGGCACTCTGGCGCTACCGTACTAGGTGAAAGCGGTGCAACTGAAGATGAAATTTCGGCGGTTACAGGACACAAATCCCGACAAATGCTCAATATTTACGTCAAAAAGACGAAGAAAATGGCGTCTTCTGCCCAAAATAAAAGGTTTTCACATGAACACAGACGTATCTGAGGCCCGAAAGGCCTTTGAGAGAGAACTGCAACGGCTGACAGGCAAGCCTGCGCAGCAAGCCACTGAGAGACTGATCGATCTTATCGTAGCAGTCCGTGATGAATTGAGGAAAACCAATGGAAAATGAGATACCCCGCCACATTCTGTGGGAGATGGAGCAAGTAGGTGTGATGCCTACCCCTTTGCCCGATGATGTTCCTGACGAACCCACCATACCCCGTGCATTTGAATACAACATGCCAGATTTGGATCACTCCGGTGAACCACCCTTCTGATACCTGCCATCAGTGCAAAATTACTAAGGATTAAGAATGATTAAAGCAACATACATTGATCATATGGGTACAGACCTAACAGTGGCTAACGCAGCACGGGTATCGTTTGGTAAGACAAGTGTCATGGAAGACAATCCGTGGGGTCCACCTAAACTTAAAGCAAAGGATGATAAGCTGATCCGTTACCTTGCAGCCCATAAACACATCAGCCCATTCGGACATTGCTTCGCCAGTTTCCATATCAAGGCTCCCATCTTTGTGGCACGGCAGTTAGTGAAGCATAAATTCTTACGTTGGAACGAAATATCTAGGCGATATACAACCGAAAATATCGAGTTTTATGTGCCCTGATATATGGCGTGGTCAGTCGCAGGATAAGAAGCAAGGCTCTGACGGGTGAGATACAGCACATTCATATCCAAACATCGCAGCAGATTCCTCTGACGTTGTATGAGGGTCTGCTTGGACAAAGGAGTGTGCGAAGAGCAAGCCCGGATGGTGCTACCGCAAAACACAATGACCGAATGGTACTGGTCGGGTAGCTTGGATGCCTTCTCCGCCATGTGCAACCTACGTTGCAAGCCTGATACGCAAGAAGAGACACGGCAGGTAGCCAACCAGATTGATCGTAAGATGATTGAGCTATTTCCTGTTAGTTGGGATGCACTGACGGAAGATGATTCCGCATAAAAGATCATTCTACATTGAAATAAATAGAATGATGTGGAATAGAATAGAATCATCAGGATTCGCCTAATGAGTTCAGTACTTTGGTTGCGGGAGTAGGATTTGAACCTACGACCTTCAGGTTATAGCTAGAACCTATGTAAAACAATAGGTTGTGTGGGGTGGTAAGTTACTAACCCCATAACTAACTGGCATAACAAAGTGGTTGACTTGTTCACAATTAGGTGTAGCCTGCGGCTAACCCGCCCAAGGGTTAGTCCAACCTATAGGTTAATGAGGATAACCCTATGAGCAAAGTAAAGAGTAAGATCACTAGAAGGCGTAGAAGAGTACGCATCAACTAGGCCGTATGCCTGTGAGACATGCTGTCAGTTTAATACAGGTTGGAGACCCAACACTTCTGGTAGTGTACCTGACAGACCCACCAGTTCCTGACAGGTCTAAAAGAATTAGATGATGAAAGCGAAGAGATGGGTTCCTACCTGTTTCATCATCACTGCGAAGACTGCGGAGAGATCTTCAGGATCAAGCACAATGTTTAGTTACAAAGAACAGGTCAGCGTGGTGCAGAAGATCAAGCTGGCCGATGGTGAACATAAAACACTTACCTGTCCCTTTTGTGGGGGCAGGAACAAGTTCACCTTAGACAGGTTCGATGGTGTTCTGGTGTGGAACTGTTTTAGAGCCTCTTGCAATGCCAAAGGTAGTCTGCAGAGGTAAGCGTGATATAACCGCACTCAAGAACTATGTCGGCGGCACACCTACCCGGCGGTCAGTTAAGAAGCTTAACCAGTTACCCACTATGACCGTATCTGTGCGCAAGCATGCACCCGCTGTTAAATACTTAGAAGATGTAAATTCTATGGAAGCATACGAATCAGGTAGTATAAAGATTAGATACCTACCAACAGAAAACCGGGTTCTGTTTTATACAAATGATGGCACAGGTGCTGTTGGGAGAGCCTTAGACGGGCGTCTACCCAAGTGGTGGAAGTATGGTGATACCACACAAGGCATAACTGTAGGTTCAGGACAACACGCTGTTTTAGTTGAAGATATTGCTTCTGCATGCGCTGTTAGTAGGCTTGAGGGTGTTGTAGGCTTCGCCCTGCTAGGTACGAACTTAACTACCGAAATAAAACAGCAATTAGTTAAGTACATAAAAGTAACATTAGTACTTGACAATGATGCGAGTAGTAAAGCAGTGTACTTATCTAAGAAGCACGGCGAGATTACAAACTTACGCCTAACAACAGAGGATCTAAAATGTCTTTCGGCTGGACAGATACAAGATGTGATACACTAAGGGGCCAATACACTTGGTCATACTTGATTGCGTCTGTTAGATCCCGTGCCGCTAGATACTTGGTCTCTAGCAATGCGCTGTGTGATAGATTTGGTGTGCCTAACGGCGAAGCTTTATCAGCAAAAACTACAAACCCCCCTTCTGCTCCCCCGTCTTACGATATATAAAATATATCTGCGGCGACCACATTGCTGCGTAACATTATATATCCGTCGAGATACCGACGTTAAACAAACGGGCGATAAATCGTCCTCAAAAGAAGGAATGGGACCATAAAAGCACGAGGAATCGTAGTCATCGATTATGACATCGACGGCGGTTTTAGAGAAGCCGCAGAGGAACAAGCACGTTTGGAAGAAGCAGTCGCTGCGATTGTTAAAGGCAACAAGCGTGTAGTCTTCCATCAGGTAGATATGAAGGAACGCCGGGGCGACCAAAGCCCTGACATCAGCAAGATGAAGTTCCGTCAGAACTAACTGACAACACATAACAAATTAAGAAAAAGCCCTCAGTCGAAAGATTGGGGGTTTTTTTATTTCTGCTAGGTGTTATTCTAGGTGGCACAATTAAAACCACTGAGGACGGCAGACCTATGGAGCAACAACTAATAAAAACAATACTGAACAACGCCACTTACCTTAGAGAATCAGGCTAACTTGCGGCGTAGTTTATTCAGTGACGATTTCGCAGCGATCTATGATTTGGTCAAAGAAGCACATGGCAAATACGAACATGATATTAGCCCGGATGAAGTGTACAGCTTATGGCTGTCACAAAACCCTGTGGCTACATCCGCTGAGATCCACGAAGTCCGTGATGTTGTAGACCAGATCAAGCATGCAGAAGCTATAAGCTCTGACATTGCATCTGATGTAATCAACAACCTTTGGCGCAAAGGACATAGGGCGTGAGGTAGCCAACTTAGGCATCAACATGTCTGAGGGTGATCCCAGCGCCCTACGCCGCTTACAGACGCTCCTAGAGCGCATCTCAGACAGCTACATGCCAGATGATTTCGGTGAAGACATCACTGATGATATTTACGAGCTTCTGGCAGAAGTTTCTGATGATAATAAGTTCGCATTCAATATCTCTACCCTGTCCCGTCATCTGTACGGCCTCGGCGGCGGCGACTTTGCTATTGTAGCAGCTCGACCCGAAACTGGTAAGTCAGCGTTCATGGTGAGCATCTGCGCTGCACCCGGCGGGTTCTGTAGCCAAGGGGCCAAGGTTCTGTATCTGGGCAATGAAGAAAAGAGCATGCGTACCAAGCTTCGTGCTGTGCAGGCTTGTTCTAACATGACCCGTGAGCAAATCGCAGAGAAGCCAGACCTAGCAAATTCTGTTTACATGAGCATTAGGGACAAGCTGATCTTTAAAGACACGCAAGATTGGGATCTTGATAAGATCAACGCCTACTGTGAGCGTATTAAGCCTGACATCCTAATCATAGACCAAGCGGATAAGGTTCACATTGCTGGTAATTATAACTCTTCGCATGAGCGTATCCGTGAGTTGTACCGAAGCTTGCGTGAGGTAGCCAAACGACACAACTGTGCAGTGATTGCAGTGTCACAGGCATCCGCTGATGCAGAGGGCAAGACCCGCATCGACTTCTCAATGCTTGAAGGCTCCAAGACGGGCAAGGCTGCGGAAGCAGACGTAATCATCGGTATCGGTAAAGCCGCTGGCGGCGGCGACGATGAACAGAACACTGAGCGTTGTTTGTACATATCCAAGAACAAGCTCTCAGGTTTTCACGGTGCCATTTACTGCAAAATCGAACCAGAGGTATCACGCTATGCTGAATAATGAAGAAACATTGCTGGCCGAAATAGCAAACGCACGGCAAAAGGCTGCGACAGATACTAGCTACAATAACACCGCAAGTAAAAACCTAGCGAAGCTAGAGCTTGCTCTGGAGTTTCTGCGTTTGGGGGGTGACGGTATCAGAGTGTACCATGACCACCTAACAATAGACCAGAAGTACCACGTTACACTGTCCGGTAAGAAATGGCGGGTTTTCGGTAAAAACAAATGGTATCACTACGGAGATCCGCAGACCCTTCTGCATAAACTGCGGGGGTCTTCTGATGCTGAGTGAAGATGACCTGAGAGAATTTTACGAAGAGCTTCTCAAAGACAGCCAAAAGCGCAGGGATGCTAATAACGAAACCAAGCAGAAGCTTATCAATCGTCAGATAGATCTCCTGCAGGAAATGATCCTCAACCAGAACAAGCTCTGGAAGCTGTAATGGGGAAGAGATCTGATTTTGAGAGACTGCCACGGGACTTTTACAAGACCCCGGCGGCAGGCAGTAAAACCGCTAGTACCACACCTGCAAGACGTTCAGTCTTTCTGTGAGCCTTGTGCAGGCGATGGTGCTTTAATCAAAACGCTGATCGATGCAGGCCTAACATGCTCTGCGGCATACGACATATATCCGATGAGCATTGAGATAGAATGTCTTGATGCTCTGGATCTAAGTGAGCCGCATCTGGGGCGCACGGATGTTATAATTACGAACCCACCTTGGGATCGAAAGATCCTGCATCCGATGATCGAAACATTCTCAAACCTGCGGCCTACATGGCTCCTGTTTGATAGCGATTGGGTCCACACAAAACAGGCAATGCAGTTCCTACCCCGGCTTCGCAGGATTGTAAGCGTAGGGACGGGTCAAGTGGTTCGACAATACCACAGGCAAAGACAACTGTAGCTGGCATCTGTTTGACCGGCACGACCCAACAATAACAACAAAATTCTACGGGCGGATGAAATGAAGAAGATATTGGTTTTAGACCTAGAAACAACGGTACAAAGACTTGATGGCAAAATAGACAACTCCCCCTTCAACCCAGACAACAGATGCGTATCTGCGCACTATTGCTGGTTAGGTGAGCCTGTCCAAACACTGGTGTTCCACCACAACGATAAATCCAACCCTGACAGCCCAGCGCCTCTGCGTGAGGCTCTAAAGCAGGCTGATGTGATTGTTGCACACAACGCTAAGTTCGATGTGATGTGGTTGATGGAGATGGGCTTCGAGATCCCAACAGAAGTCTACTGCACGATGATTGGTGAATACGTTCTGGCTAAAGGTCAGCGTCAGCAATTGTCGCTTAAAGCTACAGCGGAAAGGAGAGCGGCATGAACGAAATAGTACAGAAGAAATCCGACTTAGTTGATGACCTGTTCAAGTCCGGTGTTGGCTTTGAAGCCATGCCCCTTGATACCGTAATTGAGTATGCCGAAGCTGACGTAAAAGCCTGTGAGAGCATCTTCCTAGCGCAGCAAGAGGACTACGCAAAGCCTGAGAATCAAAGCATGCAGAGTGTGGTCACCATGATGAACCAAATGCTTCTGTTCTTGGTTGAGATTGAGCGCAACGGTGTGAAGATTGATAAGGCGGCGCTGGGCAAAATTGAGGCACACTTTAGAGAGCGTTATAACTTTTGTAATAACAGGTTGGATGAAATTACAGAACAGGTCATGGGTGACAAGCCTTATAACCTCGCCTCTGGTGCAGATCGATCAGAGATCATTTACTCACGGGGTCTGATAAACAAAGACCTGCACATTAAGATGTTTAACATCGGTACGAATGCTGCCGGTAAGCCTCTGTACCCGCCCCGCATGAACCGCAAAGAGTTTAACGATGCGTACCGGTCAAACACTAAGGTTCTGCACAAAACTGATGTGGTATGTTGTGACCCCTGCGATGGCAGAGGTCTGATCCAGAAGTATAAGTCTGTGACCCGGCAGAAGCTGGGTAAGAAGTACAAGGTGCAGGGTGAACCGTACAAGAACCTGTCCAAGTGTCCTGAGTGTAAAGGTGTAGGAGCTTTCTATGTACCCAATGGCAAGGTAGCAGGCCTCAAGCTTAACCCTACCGGCCCTAGCGATGCATCTATTAATGGTTTTAAGACAGACAAGCACACCATCAAGCTTCTGATCGAACAGGCCCGGAGAAAGCGCAATGACCTTGCAGTAGAGTTCCTTGAGCTAATGACTGAGGCGAGTGCGGTCAGCACCTACCTAGACAGCTTCATTGCAGGTATCGAAACATGGACACGGCCAGACGGTATTCTACATGCACAGTTCAATCAGTGCATCACAGCTACCGGTAGATTGTCATCCACTGCACCTAACCTGCAGAACATGCCAAAGCGTGGCTTTCCTGTGCGTGAGGCTATGGTAAGCCGGTTTAAAGACGGGCTGATTATTGAGAGTGATTTCAGTGGTTTAGAATTTGTTATGGCAGGGGAACTTTCTGGTGATCCGCAGATCATTAAGGATGTTTTGGAAGGTAAAGACCTACACAAGCAGACTGCATCCATTATTAATGAGTGTGAGATTAATGAAGTGGGCAAAGACGCTAGGCAAAATGCCAAGGCTCATTCGTTCGCCCCTATTTATGGGGCCACTGGGAATCAATATGAAGGGCATATAAAAAACTATTACAGCCGTTTTTTCCAGATCTACAAAGGCCTTGGGACGTATCACAAGAAGCTAACAGATGGTGTACTGAAGAACGGTCACATACAGATCTTCTCCGGGCGTCAGTTCTTCTGGCCCAATGAAGAACGCCGCAAGAACGGACGCACTAAGAACTACACCCAACAGGTTAACTACCCTGTGCAGTCTGCAGCGACAGCCGACATTGTGCCACTTAGCTGCATACGAGCCTTCCGCAAGTTCAAGGAATTAAACCTGCGCTCCAAGCTTGTTCTGACGGTACATGATTCCATTGTGGTCGATACTCATCCTGATGAAGAAGAACAGGTCAAAGAGGTGCTGCAGTGGGCCATGGAAAAGGTCACAGAAGAGGCAAAAGAGCTTTGGGATTATGACTTTATTCTGCCCCTCAAAATAGAAACATCTCGTGGCAAAAATTGGCTGGATCAAGTCGAATATGATTGACTTGTGCCACTTAGTAATGCCATACTGTAAGTCCATCTAATAGAGGATCGAATCGAGATGAATGATCTTACAAATGTAAATCAAATAGACCTGCAGGCGATGAACGAACTGCTAGGCACTCAAGTAACAGGCGGCACTGGTGGAGCGATTGTTCGTGTACCAGAGCTTAAAATAAATTCACGGTCACGGGACAAGGAAACGAAGAAGGCTATCCCAGAGGGGTCATACTTCCTAACTAATATGGATCAAAAGGTGTACAGCGAGACCGTTACGTTTCGCCCGTTAGCTACACACCTTCAGTATTTCCATTGGGATGAAATTGACGGAAAGCGCACACTGGTGAACAAGTCCATCGCCATTCCAAGCCCCCGTGATGAAGCCCGTGATATTCAAGGCGGCATTGCTTGTGGGTATCCTTCGTGGGAGACCTTACAGGAAATGGATTACGCTGATGCAAAGGTCTACAAGTCCATGAAGCATCGTGTAACCCGTGGCCTTGTAAGCTATGACGGCGTGACAGCCGATGGTGAGAAGGTTTCCATTGAGAACCAGCCCTGCATCATGTTCCACAAGAATAGCACGTTTGGTGGCTTCTGGAACGGCTTTATGAAGAACTTGCCCAAGGGTTCAAACATTTATGAATACGAGACTGAAATGGGTGCCGATTATAACGAAAACGGCTCTGTGGTTTGGTACACACCTTCCTACAAGGTAGATCTCTCTAAGAAGCTGGATATGACCCAACAGGTGTTCGACACGATGTCTGTGTTTGCCCAAGCGATCAAAAAAGAGAACCAAGAGATTGATGCCAAATACTTCACGGCAATCAAAGAAGGTTCGCTTGATAACAAGGCAATGAATGCGCTCAACATCGAAGACAGTCTCGACGATGATTTTGTTGATGTAGCCTAATGCTGCAATCCAAACTGGATGCAACAAATGACAAGCTATCCAACGATGAATTTGATGGTCTAACCATTGAAGAGCAGTTGGATAGAAGAGGCTGGCGAAGAGTTTAAGGCGGCTCTTCGCAAGCAGCTTACGCCGCAAGACAGAGATTTTCGTCTGCGGATGTCAAACATCGGGAAGCCTCTGTGCCAGTTACAACATGGCGCAATGGGTTCTGAACAGAAACGTAAGTCCAAGAACTTCAAGGTCCAGATGATGATCGGTGACGCCGTTGAGTGCATCACTAATCTTATTCTTAAAGGTCGCAGATGTTAACATCACAGGCGGCAAGAATCTTGTTGAAATGGACTTTGGCTCAGTCACCATTAAAGGTGAAGACGATATAGAAATTGATCACAAGATCTATGACGTTAAATCCTGCAGCCCCTTCGCTTTCGATAAGAAATGGTCCAACGGTTATGAGGCTCTTAAAGAAGACGATCCATTCGGCTACATCGGTCAGTTAACCGGTTATGCCCAAGCCCAAGATAAAGAATTGGGTGGTTGGATTGTTGTGAACAAGTCCACCGGTGCGATGCTTGCCGTAGATGCAAATGTTTCTGCATCTGAGAAATCTTACAACATGTTTGCTATGAAAAGCACGGTTGAAAAGATTACGAGCGGAGCGCCTCTAGAGCGGCAGTTTGATCCCGTCCCCGATAAGTTTAATCGGAAACCCACCGGTCTCAAGCGGTTGCCTATGGCTTGTTCCTTCTGTGACTTCACGAAGGCTTGTTATCCCGAAGCGAAGTTCAAACCTCACCCGATGTCGAAGGCAAAGGAACCGCCCTCACATTGGTTCATTGAGGATTAAGCATGGCGATAAAACCTCAGTCTGCAAAGGCTAAGGGGCCGGCGTCACCAGCAATGGGTGAGAGATAAAATTCTAGCACTGTTTCCGAAACTGGAACCAGACGATGTCCGTTCCACTGGAATGGGCCAAGGCGGTGAAGACATTCAACTGTCACCGGCTGCTAGAAAGCTCTTTCCCTACTCTGTGGAATGCAAGGCTCTGAACAAGATCAGTGCATACAAATTCATGGAGCAAGCTGAAGCCAACTGCCCACCCAAAGCGGAACCAATCGCAATCATCAAAGCGGATCGGCAGAAGCCACTAGCCCTGATGGATGCAGAACACTTTTTCAAACTGATTGGAAAAAACAAATGAAAGATAAAGACCCCATCGCCTGCGGCTTATTCATAACGCCGGTAGACCATACAGGATTTAATCTCAGCGCCTTTAGCAACCTTGTAGGAAACGTGTCCGAAGAGGAAGTTAATCACTACGAAGCTCTGGTTGAGGGCATCGGATACATGGTTCAAAACAACCCATTCTTTTTTGTGGATCTGGGCAACATGGTCCTCGACCAATCTGAAATGGAAATCGAATTTGAGCCTGCCGATGAACTTGAGCAAGCCATTGCCGAAGCCAAAGTCATCCCCTTCAACAAAAAGAATTGAGGACACCATGATGGATCTCAACCAAATCACCGATATGGTTAACCGGCCCCTGCATTACAACTCTGCAGAAATCGAGTGCATCGATGCAATGGAAGCCATGGTAGAAGGCTCAGACTGTGAGCCTCATGTAGCTTATTGCTGGCAAAATGCTTTTAAATACTTATGGCGCTGGCCCTACAAGGGCGGTCTTGAAGATCTCAAAAAGGCCCGTTGGTATTTAGACCGCCTCATTACAAAGCTGGAGGCGGAAGAGTAATGACCCCCGGCTATGAATACTTTGATGAAGGCAGTGCAGCCCTTCGTGACCCGGATACATATCTGGGCAAATCACCTCTGGATATGGTTCAGCATTTTGCACGGACCTACCAGCAATCCATGGGCCATCAGTGGGCCAAGGGAACCCTGAAAGACCTTCTGCGTACCGTCCTTATCAAAGAGGAATACGCTGAAGTTCTAGAGGCTACAGAAGCCCCCGAAATGCTCAAGGAATTAGCGGATTTGGTTTACGTCACATACGGATTTGCAGCCACGTTTGGCTGGAATTTAGACGAAGCTGTGCGCCGTGTTCATGCATCCAACATGAGCAAGCTCGGGGTCGATGGGGACGTAATTTACCGTGAAGACGGAAAAGTTCTCAAGGGGCCGAATTATGAAGAACCCGATTTAACAGACTTAGTTTGAGGCAGACCATGAATAACTATCTACCAACCGATTACCAAGCATTCATCCACACAAGTCGCTATGCCCGTTGGCTAGACGAAACAGGCCGCAGAGAGACTTGGGGCGAAACCGGAGACCGCTATGTTTCTAATATTATAGCTCCTGTGATTAAGGACACCGCAGTACAGAAGGAGATCTATGAGGCCATCACAGGCCTTGAGGTTATGCCTTCTATGCGATCCATGATGACCGCAGGTGTTGCAGCCGCCCGTGACAATACATGTATGTACAACTGTTCATACCTAGTCATCGATGACCCCAAAGCCTTCGATGAAGCTATGTTCATCCTGTTGTGCGGTACGGGCGTAGGGTTCTCTTGTGAGCGCCAGTACATCAAGAGCCTGCCAGAGGTTCCTGAGACCCTTTATGACAGCGATACAACCATTGTAGTGAAAGACAGCAAAGAGGGTTGGGCCAAAGCGTATCGCCTTCTGATTAGTATGCTCTACGCCGGTGAAATCCCTACATGGGATGTCAGCAAGGTTCGCCCAGCCGGTGCTAGACTTAAAACCTTTGGTGGTCGTGCATCTGGCCCAGCGCCTTTGGTTGATCTGTTTAATTTCACGATTGATACCTTCAAAAAGGCTGCAGGCAGTAAGTTGTCTTCCTATGAATGTCACAGCATCATGTGCAAGATCGGTGAAGTGGTCGTGGTAGGTGGGGTGAGGCGTTCAGCGATGATCTCTCTATCCAACCTGTCAGATGATCGTATGCGTCACGCTAAGTCCGGTAAGTGGTGGGAAACAGCCCCGCACATGGGCCTAGCAAATAACTCTGTCGCATACACCGAAAAGCCAGACGCTATGTCCTTCCTGCGTGAATGGACTGCATTGGCAGAAAGCGGTTCTGGTGAGCGTGGTATCTTCAATCGGGAAGCCGCTGTTAAGCAAGCCAATAAGAACGGACGCCGTGACCCTAACTTTGAATGGGGAACTAACCCGTGCAGCGAAATCATCTTGCGGGGACCAAAGACCGATAAGAGCGGCAATCCAATTGCAGGTACAGGCGGTCAGTTTTGTAATTTAAGTGAGGTAGTTATCCGTGCTTCAGACTCTAAAGAAGATCTTGTTCGGAAAGTCCGTATCGCAACCATTTTGGGAACGGTACAATCTACCTACACCAAGTTCCCTTATTTGCGAAAAGTGTGGGCGAAGAACACGGCAGAAGAACGGCTGTTGGGGGTGTCGCTGACCGGCATCATGGACAACACCCTAACCAATGGCAAAGAGGGCGATCTAGCTGCTCTTCTAGAAGACCTGAAACAGGTGGCTGTTGATACCAATAAAGAATGGGCTGATAAGCTGGGCATCGAAGTTTCGGCTGCTATAACTTGCGTTAAGCCATCGGGTACAGTTTCACAGCTTACAGACAGCGCCTCTGGAATACACGCACGACATAGCCCTTACTACATTCGTACTGTTCGTGGTGATAACAAAGATCCTCTGACACAGTTTATGAAGGACCAAGGCGTACCTAACGAACCAGAAGCCTTTAAGCCGGATCAAACCACCGTCTTCAGCTTCCCAATGAAGGCACCTGACAATGCGGTAGTTACCGCAGACATGTCAGCCATCGATCAGCTTAACATGTGGCTGATGTATCAGCGTCACTGGTGCGAACACAAACCTAGCGTGACTGTAAACGTAGAAAGTTCTGAATGGTTAGACGTAGGCGCATTTGTTTACGAGCATTTCGATGAAATGTCTGGTGTATCGTTCCTGCCGTTTGATGATCACACCTACCAACAAGCACCCTACCAGCATGTCGGTAAGTCTGAGTACGAACAGATGCTTTCGTTTATGCCAAAGGCCATCGATTGGACGAAGCTTTCTTCTTATGAGGCAGAAGACAATACCTCTGGAAGTCAGACACTCGCATGCTCTGGCGATAGCTGTGAAATCGTGGATCTCACTGCGTAGTGGTTGATATGTACACAATCTTAACCAGAGACCAATGCAACTTCTGTGATCGGGCCAAAGCAGTACTCCGGTCACAGGGGCAACCGTATGCAGAGTACAACATACAATCAAAAAGTAGCAGGTGGCTCACGCCCCTGCTTCTAATGGCCGACCTAAAAACCGTACCCCAGATCTTTGACCCTGAAGGAAAGTACATCGGCGGCTACAACGAACTTGAGGACTCATTCAAATAATTGAGGCAGGTTTATGAATAAAAACGAGGCATACGAAGTCGGATATGAAGACTTCTTCAAGAACAACCATCGGTGCGCCTACAAGCCTAAAAGCCGTTTCTACAAAGAATGGCAACGTGGGTTCAATGATGCGTACTTCTACAACAGGAAAACACATGTACAAAGTATTCCAACAGAAAGACTTCAGCAAGTATGATGAAGCGGCACGGGCAGCGGCTAAAAGGTTTTGGTCTTCGGTTGGTTATACTTGCGAAGACAATCCTGACGAATATGGGGTGGACCTAGTCGTTAAGGGCCAGAACAAAATGTTTTTCTGTGAGGTAGAGGTCAAGACGGTGTGGCACGGGGTACAGTTTAAGTACCCCACCATCCATCTGCCGGTACGCAAGGCAAAGTTCTTAACCAAACCCACACAGTTTATGATCTTCAATAACAGCCTCACTCATGCAGCCCTGTTTGGTCGCAAGGTTGTGTTGGATAGCCCCTGCGTTGAAGTCTCCAATGTGAAGATCTCACACGGCGAGAAGTTCTTTGACGTACCTTTTGAAAAAGCAACCTTCGTACAAACAATTTAGGTGAATATGAGCAAAAATGCACGGCGTTACACAAGAAAACGTAAAATAACAGAAGGGGAAGCACCTACGCCTAAACACGTTAAGTCTATTGAACTGGTCCCCAAGACTTACAACCAACAATTGTACGCAAAGGCACTTAATAACGATCCGCTAGTATTCGTCACAGGATGCGCAGGGACCGGGAAGACCTATATGGCGGCGACACAGGCCGCTAAGATGTATTACGAAGGTAGTGTAGCAAAGATCGTCATCACACGCCCTAACGTAGCTGCAGGGGGCCGTGACATAGGCTTCTTTAAGGGCGGTCTAGAAGAGAAGATGGCCCCATGGGTAGCCCCACTAATTGATGTACTGAAAAAGCATCTAGGTGTTACCAAGGTGCAGAGCATGCTGTCAGATGGTAACATCGTAGTAGAACCGTTTTCTGTTATGCGAGGTAAATCATTCGATGATGCGTTTATCATCCTAGATGAAGCTCAGAACACCACATACGTTGAGCTAAAAATGTTTCTGACCCGCATAGGTGAGAACACTAACGTAGTGGTAAACGGTGACGTTGCGCAGACGGATCTTGCAGAGAAGTCCGGGCTTGGTCGCATCATCAGGATGATCAAACACCAGATGCTACCCTTCCCTGTCATAGAAATGACTGTGGACGATATTGTGCGCTCAGATGTGTGTGCAACATGGATTAAAGCCTTCATAAAAGAGGAGGCTGCATAATGGATTTATACCTGTCCGGGTGCCTATACATGATCGGCTCCTTGTTTATGACTTTAAACTTTGAGCCAGAAGAGGGTTCCTCAAAAGTGATGTACCTTCTGTTCGTCTTCGCATGGCCTGTAATGACCCTATGGCTAGTTATAGAAGATATGTTTCACAAAGAATAAAGCGCCCCGTGGCATTGACCTCGGAGCGCCCTAAGCGTATAATATATTTGAAGCTGGAAGTTTGGTCGCTTCCGTTTCGGTTTTAATTGGAACCCCTCAGATTTAGGTCTGGGGGGTTTTACTTTTTAGAACACAATTGTGTCTGTGTCGGGATCGTATGAACAGCCTTCTTGGTAATCAATTGCTGTAGCCGTATCCACGGTACAAACCACCATTTGCTGTTGTTCTGACCTCATGCTCCTACCAGAAGCATCTAATAGTGCGAGACCTAAGTCATGCGCCTGTCTTGCTGTTAATAACATATCGTAGCCCTTTGCTAAGTGAACATTACGGCGGTAGTTGCGGTTACTAATCGCTGCCGTAGTAAGATTATGGGCCAGATTCGTTTAGGGATGAACCTACTATATAAAGTATTCGTTAAATATTCAGTATTGACACTGAAAATACTAAACAAAACACCTCATGTTGTAAATTTTAGCTAACAACCTACTACATAGAGTTGTGTATACGCACCCCCTAAAAGCAGAAAAACTACCGAATCGATTGACCCGATAGCTCTCCTGTTATTAATTAGACCAAAGGGCGTTACTAACCCTTTGTTAAGTGAACATGCCCTCAGATTTCGGTCTGGGGGCTTTTCTTATTGGTAACCCAGCAAGCTTTCCATCTGTTGATTGGTATTGTTTTGATCGGTGAGGTAGCTGGATTCTGCGTTAACAGTTTTAGTACCGGAGGCAGTAAGAGCCGTTATTAGGTTTTCTTGTGCCAGAGGGTCCATAGGATGCCTGTTGTACTTGCGGGAAAGCTCTAGGAAGTAATCTGGATCTGCAAAGATATTATCCAGAACCATAGAGGCTTTAGTCCCGCTGTCTAATGCATCGAATGCTGCACCTGCCAGAGACCGTATTTTTGCACCCGTGCGGGTAAGTGGCCCTACAAGTGTCATAATCATGCGGTTGGTAGCTTGAGTAGCTTCTTGGTTAAACACCGTGGGCGACATACCTGCTACAGGCTGCGCTTGTTTCTGACGTTCAATAAGACGGGCAGACTCTAACAGTGTCTCTATGGTTTCCATCACTTCAGGTTTAGTACTAAACACCTGCCGCCCAATGTCTAATACACTGTTGGCCTCATTAAGTATCTTATCTGCAGCGGCACCTTTTAGTGCTTGAGAACCACCGCTTTGCATCTTAGCGCCTGTAATACCTTCAGAAAGGTATCTCAAGTATGCTGCTTCCATGCCATCCCTTACAACATCGGCACGAGCCGGTGGCAGTTCGTCCACACGTTTCAGGATCTCTTGGATTGTACCAATGCCCTCAGCTTCTTTAAATATCTGGCGGAATGCGGCTTCTGGTGCCACACTTGTTTCCAATTCACGGCCAGATAACCTGCTAAAGAATTTACCTAGCTCAGAATCACGAACGTCTGTACGAGTTTGTGAAGCAAGTTCTTCCGCCTGCTCTAAGGTTGCCTGCAACACACGCTCATTACCTGCGGCGCTTTCGATGCGAGAAACAAGCCCGTTAATTTGACTTGCTCTGTCAGGAAATGCCTCATTAAGGGACACAGCGTACTGACGTAGACGATCCGACATACCCTTCAAGGATTCTGCAGACATACCATCTGATCGTACCGCTGCAGCAAAGCCATTAATAACATCTGCAATCATGTAGTCAGCAATAGGTTTTGGGTCAGCTACTTTAGACAATGCAGTTTTCATATTCAAAACGGCGTCAGCGTTGTTACCTTGCAGAACACCTGTGACTAGGTCACGGCTTTGCTCAAGGAACTCGGCTTTCTGCGTACCCCGTGTCATAACAGGATTGTACAGGTCTCCAAAGCGTTCCATTACACCACCGTCACGCCATATAGGTGCAAATTCTTTGGTGTAGTATTCTAAGGCTGCGTCAGCGGCTTCTGAGGCTTCGGGGTCTCCATTTTTGCTGACCCATTTAACCTGTTCGTCAATTGCCACTTTTACGGTACGAAGTCTCTCTGCAACCATTGCGTCACCACGCTGGTAGGCCTGATCAATTAGCTTGGATAGCTCTGGACGCACACGGGTGTACAGAACCCGGAAATCCACACCACCCTCAAGCAATTCTGCCGCAAGATCATCGCCATCAATTGTTTTGGTTGTGTCTATTGCAAAGCCAAAGGGTGGTCGTACACCCTCTTCAACAACAGTCCGTGGAGACATAGCCCTGCGTATAGTAGAAATCAGTTCAATGCTTTTGGTGCGGGTTCCACTGGTATCTAGCTGGTCAATTTCTGCAATAGCGCCATCAACTACTTCAGCAAAACCTTTGTAATCAAATTGCGTCCCTTCAGGGATTGCATTGTATAGATCATCCTTTGTGTTTGTCATGGTGGTCTTAGCGGCCACTAGGCCATCTCTAACCTCATCAAAAGATGCACTCTGTCCCTTAACAATATCAGTACCAGTGATGTCTTCTAAGCGACTAATCTGCCCACTTAATTCAACATCCGCATTACGAAGACCTTCCAAAACTTCCTGAGTAGAAGCATCAAAAGCATCCTGTGCAGCGCCTACACCAGCATCAACATCGGTTACACGCCCACGCCCTACCTCTGTTAGTTCGTCGGCTGCAGCCGCAATTGTACCTGTACGATCTTGCGCAGTCTCACCGGCAATACCAGAAAGGTAATCTTCAATCTGGCCCTGTAGTTCTCTAGAGGATGACTCAGAGGCTGCAATAGTTCTGGGAGCGCCTTGACCGCCTCGCTGGATTTGACCGGTCAGCTCACCACCGATACGGGTCTTATCAACAGGATCAGTAACTCCACGCAAAAGTGCAGATATAGTATCCAGACGTACAGTATTGGGTTTCTCAAGGTCTGTCAGAGTAGGTACTAGAATATCTTTATTACGATTTACTATTTCAGCAATTTCATCACGAATAACGGCTCTTTGCTCTGGTGTGGCATTTGGATTAATGCCTCCAAGCTTTTCCGTAATCTGTTCATATACACGGCGCTCAATCGAAGACTGACTTCCTTGAGACAGAAGCGGCAATAAGGTGTACCGGGACGCAAGTTGTGCAGCGCCGATGGTTGTACCTACTACACCCGCAAGTGCAGAGTTTAGGAACATGCCCTCAACAAGAGTATTAAAGCGTTGCTCAAGAACGGCATCCGCTTCTGAGGAACCTAAATCTAGACCCTTGCTTATAGGAAGCATGGTGGAACCTTCGTCCCCAAACAAAAGATTACCTTCACTGGTGCTTACGCCAACAGAAGCGGCTGTCTCTGCACTCAACAGAACGGCAGCACCTTTAATCAATTTCGGGGCGTTCTTAACCAGTTGCTGGGCTGCCGCACCGCCAGAAAGGGCCATTACTATGGCAGGTACGCCATCAGTAATCAAAGCATCCGCAATGCTGTCGCCCGTATCAATTTCTGTAACCAAAGGGGCCACGGCGTCCATTGCACCCTCGACGCCTAACTTTTCTGCAGCCGCTGCACCGGTTTCTACTAGCGCACCAACACTCTCACCTGCACCCATCAAAACCTTGTCAGTTAAAGACACACGGGCTTCTGGATTAGTAAAAGTATCGTATGCATCGGACAAAGACACTTCATCAGAAAACGGAGCTTGTACCGCCTGTATGATGGCATCGCCTGCAGCCCTATTCGCATTAGGCTTAGGTGCCGGTATGTACTCACGCTTTCCTGTGTCAGGATCGTTGTACACAGCATATCCGGGTACAGGCATACCAAACACAGAGGGTGGTGGGGTTACATTAGGGTTCTGCAGAAGCTTGTCGTAATAGTCTGCAGCATCACGATAAGACATGCCCTCGTACATCTGAGTGCTGATAGCATCTAGCTGTTCTTGTGGAGGTTCCGTTGTTGAACCGTCTTGGTCCTCAACTTCATCTTCACTATACCAAGAGGTAGACGAAGGTGTATCACCTGTTTCGGAAGGGTCTATTTCATCCTCTTCCCACCAATTTTCTGCCATTATAACCTCTTATTTTTTTGTGCGTACATTGCCGTCTGGGTCAACGTATTTAGTGCCTGATGGCAATGCATCACGCTCTTCTTTTGAATTGATAACTGGAAGGGTGTTGGTTTCAGATACCTCTGATTTAGCCCATGCAAATGCATCACCTAATCCACGATTGGTGGCGTAGGTCTCAGCATTCTGTTGGTAACCGGCTAAAAGCTCGCCTGAAGTGTCTAGACTATTAAGGGCAATGGCTGAACCATCCTCATTAAAGTCTGTGATTTGTGTTTCCGTCATTAGGATAACAGACTGCATTTGTGACCGCATATTCATGCTAAAGGTCTTATAGTCGCTACCTTGGTCGAGAATATCCAAGGCTCTTTGGAAATCTTTATCGGATAGACCTTGTCCCGACTGCCCAAGGGACGAAGCCGCAAACATAAAGGCCATCTTGATTTTTTCTGCTTGGAATAAGGCTGCATCCCTAGCTGTACCCGCCAATGAGCTATCGTTGATGTATTGATTAAAACGCTGATCAAATGTGGACAGAGTACCCTCAATAGACCCGTTGCTGTTAAACAAATCAACCAAAGCCTTTGTTTCAAGACCTACACGCTTTAGAACCGCAGGTACTTTACCGCCTACAAGGGTAAGAATTTCGGGGCTGCGTTTGGCTATGTCATCAAGCTTCTTAGCTGATGCTAGCGTAGTAACCATAGCAACACGTTGCTCTTTAAGTGGTTTAATCAGTGAAGTGTTGATCTTAACAATGTTGTCGTACAGATCACTCTGTAGCTCCATGTTAACGGGCTGTGTACCTTCGGCGGGAACAACAGGCTTCAGGGAGGTTAGATCCACAAAACCACTGCCATCCGCAGCCATCTTAGCTACAGTAGATTGCTTCTGGCCTGATTCATCTAAGTATGTAATGAGATAATCTTGGCTCTTTGTATCCACCTTCGGTGCGGTGTTATTTCGGTTAACCAGCAAAGCCTGCAGGGCAGTAACCTTTTTAGGGTCAGTGGCTGGGTCATCAATAATGGTCTTTAATGTGGCATCCTTAACATCGTCATAATCTGTAATATTAAACGGCTCACCCGGAAGGGCTGCTAATTGTCCCGCAGCCGCTGCCTTTTCTTGTGGAGTGTAGTCTCCAGATGCCCCTATACCCCTAAGATAATTTGCATCCTTACCCACAAGGCTTCTACGGAACTCAAGAGCATCTGCAGCGGATTGCTCATCTTCTTGTGTCTGAGCAATGCCTAACTTATTATCCAGTTGTGTCTGAGCTATAGCTTTTTGTTCTTTACTGTACACAGTATCTGGGGATGCTATTATTGCTTGAAGACCCTCTATGTCTTCTTTTATGATTGTCTGATTAAATTCTCTGTTTGCTGTGGTTGTTTGCAATGCCTCTGCCGCAGCAAAATCAGTTTCATATAATTCAAGTACTTTAAGATCTTGGTCTTCCAGAACCTGTTGGCCTGCATCATGCAACCGGCGCAGGTTACCAACGTCCGTTTGAGATACAGACATCCAATCAATTTCGCTCTTTTTAGCGTTAGGATCAAACGCAAACCCTTGTGAAGTTGTGGTCTCTGTCTGTACTTCGCCCTTGTTTAGCTGTTGTGGGCTGAAACGGCTTTCGGCTGCAGACCGTGCGGCAGAAGCGGCGGGGCTACCAGTTGCTTCTAGATCATCAATCGCCTCACCAATATCTAAGGTAGTACGCATGCTGCCATCAGGATTTGGAGGCAGACGCATAGGGGGTGCTTGATTGGGGCTAGCACCTGTCACGAAGTCTTCAGTAACCTCTACTTCTGATAGATTGACTTTTCGGTCATCAAAGTCTTTCTGAATTACGCCGATGGCATCAGTGCCATGGATCTCTACCTCATTAGTAACATATGCCATGCCTTGTGCATTTTTGGGGTCGATACCAAAGCGGAGGGCAATAGAATTAGCAATGCGCTGGTTCTTCCGTGCCTCTGCCTCTTTTTTAGCTTGCGCTGCGGCGAGGCGTCTGGCTTCTGCAGCCTTTTCTTTTTTAGCCTCACGCTCCTCAAGACGCTTCTCTTCCGCCTGACGCATGATCCCTTTAGCCATAATACCAGCACCGGTATCGATAGCGTCTGCCAGTGTATTGTTAGGCTGATTAAATGCACCAGAAGCAATCTTACCTTGGATGCGGCTCTTCGTTGACCGTAGGGACATTACACCACCTCTTCTTCAGTATCAGAGCCGCCCAACATGAGCGCCTGTTCTTCCGCTGTGGCGGTCATTTCTTCTGTAGGCTGTGCCGGTGCCATAAGACCGCCTTCGCCCTCTGAGACGGCTTCTACGGCGCTCTCAGGGTCTGTCTCTTCGGGGTCTACATCATCAACCACACCCATCATCATTTTAAGCGTGGTGGAGGTGATCGGTGTGCGCTTAGTATTAAGACCATCTTCGTATTTAATGTTCTCACTGTCGGCTAAGATCTGCAGATAACGGTAGACCGGGCCAGCCGCTAGGATAGCCATGTCGATCTGGAATTTACCACGACCAATACCCTGCATCATTAAGCCTGCAACGATGTTAGTCAGAGGGCGTTTTAGCTCCATAAGACTGTAGACTATCTCTGCGGTGGTTTCATCGTTCATCCGCTCCATGACGTACTCTACTGTACCGTCATAGGTCTCAATCTCTGGTGGCCGGTGCCATGGATAGTTACGAGTATCAGCGGTGTAGTTCTCACCCGGTATTGGGCCTATTGTCTTTGGATCAAACATCTTCCACCTCATCTTCTAGGGGTTCCATGTCTGCTAGATCTTCCTCTAGCTCATCCATGTAATCAGGTGTGTAGATCACAGGGTTGCCCTGAACCTTCATAAGCTCTTCGGGCATGCTACCTTTCAGAAAGCTCTTAATGGACTTCTCAATTGCGTCTTCAAATTTCATTTTTAAGCTTCCCGTAATTAACCATTAGGTAGCCCTCTGGCCCCTCAATTACCGTGTCAGGGTGTGTCTTCTGAACTTCCTGTGCGATCACGCCCATGGTTGGATACTTGTCGTAGCCGATCTCCTTGGCCGTATCGTTCCAATCCCATGTGTAGAACTGGACACCGTTGAGTGTGTCGTAGGGCTGAATGTTTTCTTTAAGTCGTACATCAGAGGCACCTGCAGCCGCTGCACCAATTTTGATGGCACCGCCCAGAAGTGTATCAAAGAGGCTTGCCTTCTGTGGAGTAGCCGCCTGTGCCTGCATCTCACCTAAGAGAAGACGCAACTCAAACTCTTCCTCGCTAACCGCACCCTTAAATAAGTAATCCAAGACACTGTCCGTGCGGTCCCATGTACGGTTAAGACCTTCTTGCGAAATATCCAGAATGTTCTTTGTATCAATTGCGGCGGCATCATAAGCCATCTGCGTGTTGGCGGTTGCAACGGTCTGCCGCCACTGGGCGTTAGATTCATCCACAGCATACTGCATCTTTGAGTAGAACTGTTGGCGCTCATTTTCTAAGGCCATACGGAACTCTGTGGCATCGTTAATCTCGCCAGCATTGAACCGCTTTAGCTCAGACATCAGGTTAGCATTAAACTGTTCAACCTGCGTACCAAGCTCTGTGTAAAACTTAGTGAAGTCATTCTTGCTTTCCGCAGAAAACCGGCGGGTGGCATTCTCTTGCTGTGTGTCTTCAAGCAGAACCTGAACACGGGCCTGAGTGTTAATCATAAAGGCCTGTTGTTCGTTGGTTAGATTGCTCAGATCCATCTCTAAGAAGGCTTGAGCATTCTGTACCGCTGCAGTCTCACGGGCGTCTAGGTTAGCCAAATCAAAGTTAGACAGAACCGTAGCTTTGTTAATGATAGCCTGTTGCTTGTTGTCTAGGTTTTTAACAGTCAGGGTTTGAAAGAACTGCGCCTCTTGCTGTGCAATTGGAAGGCTTGCTTCCATCAGGGCGGTAGCCATAGCCGCTGTGGCTGCAGTACCGGTCATACCCTTAAATGTGATTGTACGTCCTACTGCACGGGCTTGTGCTTGAGCAAAGGCAGGGATCTTAGGTTCACCGTCTGAGCCAACAAAAGAATCGGCCAGCATTTCAAGCTGTCCGGTTACGGTAGACTTCATATCTACATAGTTACCTTCGCCAAGGTTTTGGGCCATGAGCTTACCGGCAACGGTTCGTGTATCGATTATTGAACTGAACTTTTGTGTGGCGTAATCGTTAAGAGCTTCGCCAGTTTGGTTCACTGTACCATCAGCGTTAATGCCTGTGGCAGAACCCTTCATGTCCAGCGTGTAGCCTTCTGCGTCCACTAGGTTAGCATCACGAACTTCGCCTGTGGCAGCGTCCATAGTAAACTGCGGGTTGTTCATGCGATCAGATGCAGTCGCTGTGGTAAATGTAGAGGGGTCCACTGCAGTAGGATTGCTAACCGGTGCAACGCCTGTAACTGTTTGAGGCAGATACTTCTCAAGCCCCTTGAGGGCATAATTAGGATTACTAGGATCTAGTAGTGTTCCTGCAGTAGCAGGGTCTAGGTTTGGGATAATGTCAGAAAGGTTGATACCCTTTGCATCTAGAAATGCTTTAGGGTCTGCAAGCATTGCTTTGATTTCTTCATTGGACGCCGCAACACCAGAATCCACAACCATCTTAGCTATGCCATCGGCAGACAATGGTCCGGTAGAGGCACCCTTCGGCTGCTTGTGCGTTGTCTTCAGCTTCCTGCATAATAGCGGCAGC